ACTCTTTATCCCTTCCTTTCAATACAAAAGCATAAAGCAACATTCGAGCTTTTCAAACACCAGCTTATCCACGTTCATGATATTTTCCCGGAACTCCTGAATCAATCTTCCGTAGCTTCGGAAGCTACTTTTTCCATACACTCTTGACACAAGGGTTCGTTCTGTTTTGTCGTTCCCGGCTTCGCTTCCAGTTCTCGTGCTGTCAACGCTTGCACCTCTTGTAGTATCTCGTTTTGCCTCGTTAGTATTCGTTGTAGTGTTGTCTCCAACGCTTCTATTTGCTGTCGTGAGATACGTCCCGCTCCAAACATTTTCCAAATTACCCTGCGGAGTATCGCTGAAAGTCTGTTTGTTATCGCTGTTAGACGTTTCTTTATTCGTTCCGCTATCTTCCGTATTTTCTGTTTCATTTCTCTGCATTCCTTCCGTCACATTGGTATTCCTTGTGCTGTTGACTTCTGTGCCTCCCTTCGTGTCAGTTGTATAGTCGATATCCGTAAGAGGGTCGTACTTGAACTCCACGCTCTTGTACAACTCATTCATTTCCGGCATAATATCTTGAAGCGTCTGCATGAGCCTCAACTTCCACTCGCCTACAGTTTCCTGTCCAATCTCCCGCATATAGAAGTGAAGCAGGATTTTCTCCTCCAACGTTTTCCTATAGTCCTCGTTCCAAATAGGAAAATCGAAGTCAAAAATCTGCGGCGCGGCTTTCTCGATAATTCCCGGCACGTCTCCAACCTGCGTTTCAATCGTAGCATTAGCAAGCTGTTCACAAATATACCTTACTTCCATCGTGTACTTACTCACCATCGTCACCTCCTTCCTCTACCGCCTCACTGCTTCGGAACTCAACGCCCAGTTCTGTACTCATGTCCTTATACTCGCACCAAACATTTAGCCCGAACATTCTATTGATTTTCTCGCAAGCCTCCTGCCTGGCATTCAGGCGGCTGTATCTACTTGCGAACGTGCCGCCCTGATTCCTTGCAACCTCGTCACTTACCATTCTTTCCCGCTTCTCGTTGCCGATATTCGGAATGCCCAAATAAGTAAGCGCCTCGTTCCAAATCTGTGTTTTGAGTTCGTAGAGCCTGTCGCCAACATACGGAGCAGTAGTGTCAATGGTTTTCACATTGTCCATGGACAAAGCCTTTGAGCCAATAATCATCGGCTCGTTGCCCATCCACTTCTGATACATCCGTATATAGCTGTTTCTTTCCTTCTCGTCACACAGGATTAGCACCGGGCATTTCTGTGCTTTTACGTTTATGTCAATCGTTCTGTCAAGGTCAGCAAGCCTTGCGCTGAACATACGTACATCCAGCATTGAATTTGTCCGCATATAGTTATTGAAAATAATAACGCTATTGCTTTCATCCAATTCCTTATTATACCCATTGTCAGCGTAAGCCCTTCTTCTTGTCGGGACTTGATACAAGTCAAGCGTCCCGCTACCCGCTACAGGCAGACCAAGGAAGCCCATCACATCGTCCTTGAAGAAAACAGCCTGCCCCATTCTGAAAAGCGTCATTTCCAAATATCTCTTGTCGCAAGTATCGGGAAGCCCTGTCCACTCAAACATACTCATGGACAACTCGCAAAGGCGGTTGTAATACTGAATATACGTATAACCGTTTGCCAGTTCGTCAAGAGAAGGTATAGGCGGGGCTACAGGGTCGCAGTCCCACTGCTTATTTTTAGTCATGCACTTGTTATCTCCTTTCCTTTTGAAACAAGGTCAGCAATTCTTACTCTGTATTCGTTCGTTCCTTCGACAACCTTGTCTGTCTTTACATAACTGTCATCACTGGCGCCCAATTTTACTTCCCACGAAACAGAACTGTCGCTCGGCAATACAGTTTCAACTTTCCCGCCGTCATCGGAATAATATAGACGTATAGCACGCACGCTATCGGCAAGTGGTGTGCCAGCAGGTGGATTGCCGTCAAACAGGGCATTATCTGATAGAGCAATTCTTGTTAGAGTTCCGTTATCAAGCGTGTAGTCTCCAATCTGTACATCCTGATTCCACAGCGTAATTCCCCTGTCAAATATTTTTTCAAGCGTTTCCATATCTGCCGCGCTCATGCCAGTGCTATAGTTCACGCCAGATGTAAGATTTACATGGTCGGAATACCCATCCGCATTATGCAGGTTGCAACCGCATGTTTTGATATACTGCCAATAATGACGGTTATAAACGCCGGGCTGTTTTAGCTTCTTAACAGCATACCCGTAAAAGGTAAAGAAGTTGTCAATCGTCTCGGCAGTTTCGGAATCGATTGATTCACGATAAACAACTATGTCATTCTCTTTTAGCTGTGACATTATATCTGCGGCTGTCATGTTTCCATATACAGGCGCAGGCGCTTGATGCAAGTCGTACAGAGTGCCAACAATGTCAATCATTGAAGAAAGACCACCAGCTCCCGCCCTTATTTGCTCACCAGCACCACCCTTCTGCGTTGTGGTTTCTGTCCGTGTCTGCCGCAATGTGCCTGTTGTAACCTGCCGTCCAGTAGCCGGATTCCTCGCTGTTTCCTTCATAGTTTCTACCGTGCTTCCAGTATGAACAGAGCCACCGAACTTTCCGACTGCAACAGCCGCACCAGCAGATACGACAGAGTTCAGAGCAGACGAGACAAGTTTTCCCCGGTTTGCTCTGATATATTCGGCATAGGCATTTCCTTTATATGGTATTTCCATGTCGTAGCAAGCTGTCACGGTGTTTTCTATCTTCCCTTGTCCAATATAGCCAAGTGGATAAAGACAGCAAGTCGGAGTTCCGGAAAGATAGAAATACATTGTAAAAGTCGGTTTGAATGGGTTAGAAAACCATTCAGGTCTATACTCCGCTTGAATGCCAGCCTTATTGCTTGCTATCAATCTTGTAAACGGTGAAGTAAATAGTTTATTATTCTTTGGAACATAAAATCTTTTTCCTCTAAAAGGTTGACTTGTTTCAAGATTATATTCTACTTCCTTCTTGCCAAATCCTCCGTGAACTCCCGTAGACGCATGAGTGCCATTAGTGAAGAAGTCCGGATATATCAAGACGCATACAATGTCCTCGGCAGTCAATCCACTGATATTTCCGTTACCTATCCATGTCAGAAGTGTGTTGATTGAATAATACTTTTCTTCATTCAAGTCGAGTATTTTGTTATCTGTAGCGAAATCACCATTAGCTTTTATATTATCGCAAGGAATATCTGCATACCATGAGAAATTTGTCGGCAGTATTCCGTTTGATGTGTTCTCAAAGCTTTCCTTTCCAAATTTTGATTCATCATACGGAGAAGAAAAGCCTGCCATTGGCTTTGGCGTTTTGAAACTATAACTTATTGACGCTTCTGCTGAAAATGTATGCGTAGCTGTTGTTACGTCCTCTTTCTTTGTGGCGGACAGTAACAAATCAACAGGAAACGGCTTGCTCAAAACAAGCATAGCTCTATAAGAGTTAAATGGCTGTGATGCTTCTATAACCTTAATGTATTGACCAGCTGTAACAGGTTCTGCCACGATATTAGCACCAATTGTGTCATCCCTAACGTGTTCTCTTTCCACCATGCAGTCGGCTAACTTGAAATCAAACAGCCAAGTCTGCATAGGGTCAATAGTGTAGAAAATCTCGCTCGTTGCTTCGTTTACATAATCCACTCTGTCAATAAACGCATAGAACCAGCGTGTCCTGCCACTTGCGTCCATATATCCTGTATTTTGAAACATGAGATAATTGCAGTCATACAAAGACGCAGTATCTTTTTCCACCTTTATGGAATTTTCTCCCGTCCTCAAATACTGCAAATTCTCCAACTGAAACTTAACTCTTTCAGGGGCAGAAAAGAAATTCTGCTGTGCCGAAAGAGACGCAAACCTATAGGTGTTCTCCAAATCCCTATCAAGTTCTATCCCCTTCAATATCTTTACTACTGTATTGGGAGTAGGCATAAAATTCACCTCCTTTTTAACAAGAAGCCCCGGAGTATTTCATCCGGGGCTGAAAATTTACTGTCAGGACAGCATGGTTTTCTTTACAAGTTGAAGGGTGTCCCCCACCTTGACAGTAGATGCCATCTTCCCTGCAGTATACGTGGAAGTCCCGGTAGCGTAGGTATATTCAACGCCGCCAATCTCACATTCGACAGATACACTGCCAGCGTTTGCGGGATAGATATACACGCCGTATCTCTGAACAGCCACCTTTTCCTGAACAGCGTCAAACGTCTGCTTGAAGATAACAGTGCCGGGCTTGAGCGTAGCGGCTTCGTCATTGCTTGCGGACTGCTTGACGTTCAGCGTAATGACAGTGCCGACGTCAGCCACATCCTTTGCAACGACTTCCGCGGTGTACTTGTCCGCCGGAGCAATAGCGGATGCGTCATCGACAAACACAATAGCGTTTGCGAAAGGACTATGAGAAACGTCCTTCTTCACGTTGTAGAAGTAGTTCCAGTAGTCACCGGAATTGACAGGGGTCGTTCCCAGTCTCGTATAGTGGTCGTAAATCTGGAACCAATCCTCGTCAATAAGGACAGCCTTTACGTTCGCCATAACCGCCAGTTCTGCGGCGGTAACTTCCTCTACCTGATTGCTTTCAGCGCGGATAGTGTTCCAGCGCTCATTGTCAAACGTGGTGAAGTCATCAATCAAGCGCAGGCGCCCCATGAAATCAGCCTTTTCCATGTTGAATGCCGCAGACAGAACCTTAACGTCATATGCGGCGTTATACGCGCTGTCCATGAAAATCTGCTGTCTTTCCTTAGGGCAGTCATTCTTGACTTTTGCTTCGTTGAAATCAGGACGCAGGAAAGTCATCAGGTTAGACTTGCCACGGAACTCAATAGCGGCAGAAGAATGGTCTGCGCTATCGAAGGCAACGGTCTTGATTTTACCATGAGAAATTGCCTTGATAAGCATATACTTGAACAGCAGGAACTCGTCATACTCTGCCGCCTTGTAAATGCTGTCAACCAGCTTCGCAATGAAGCCATTCAGACCATCAGCGGAAAGGAACGCCGTCCGCAGGTCATAGTCGCTGATAGTCAGCGGGTACTGTACCTTCCAATTGATAACATGGAAAACACTTCTCACGTCCGGAATAGTTCTTGCGAACTCGCGGGCAGGAGCCTTCTCCGGGTCAAGAGTGCGGACGCGCGCAATCTCGACAAAAATGTTTTCAACAGTTTCACCGAACTCAAGATATCCTTTCTTGAGGTCGCGGTACGGGTTGTTGAACGTTGCGCTCTGAATCCTTACAAGCGCGATACGGTTAAGCAGTGCGTTGATGAACGTATTCGACAGCGCAGGAGAACCGTAGATAATTTCGCCTACTACAGGAATATCGTCAACAGATGCAACCTGCGGCACTGCGGACTGATATTCCAGCGGGGCGTTGGCACGGATAACATTCAGAATGTCAAGCGTACTTGCGTTGAGCGTAGAATTGATTTTTTTTGCCACTTAATTTCCCTCCTTGAACAAATCTTCATACCTTGTTTTGGGCTTGTCTTTTTCCTCGCCCTTCCCACCACGGGATTCATCGACAGGCGCATAGAATGTTTCCTTGAATTTCTTGCGCCACGAGGAATCCAGTTCTTCGATTCTCTGCTGATATTCTCGCTCGATTTGAGCAGAATTTGCGTTACCGGACAAGGTGTCCCGGACGTCCGTCAGCAGTGCGATTGCTTCATCGGTTGTAGCGTCAGGTAGCGCGTCACCGATTGCCTGAAGCAGTTCGCTGTCAGTTCTCTTTGCCATCGTGCGTTTCCTCCTTTTCAAAAAAAGCGCTGATTTTTTCAAGCAGAATTGTGTTCTGTTGGATAGTCTCGCGCAGTTCTTTGATTGTGGTGTTGATGAAGTACATCAGACCGCAACAGGCGGCAATGGGAAAACCAACGTTGGAAATCATGGTCATAATGGTGTCCACAGAAATTCCTCCTTTCTTTGACTATAGTATAGCATGGTGAAGGTGAATTGTCAAGTCGCAATAATTTAACTTTTGGTAAATTCACTTTTGCTTGACAAAGGACTACATTTGTGCTATAATAAAGATACGGGAAGGAGGGCTAAAGGAAGTATGGGCGTATACTATGACGGTACAAGGCTTTTATCTATGAATGACTTGAATGGGAAGAAGCCGGAGATTTTCATTGTCACCACTAACAGAACCGGAGGAAAGACCACATATTTCAGCCGTTTGTGCGTCAATAGGTTCAATGACAGCGGGTCGAAGTTCATGCTGTTGTACCGGTACAAGTACGAACTGGATGAATGCGCGGACAAGTTCTATAAGGATATCCGGGGGCTGTTCTTTCAGGGTACGGAGATGAAAAGTCAGAAGCGTGCAAGTGGCGTGTTTCATGAGCTTTTTATCAATGATAAACCGTGCGGGTATGCCGTGCCTCTTAACTCCGCTGATTCTATCAAGAAGTATTCGCATATTTTTAGTGATGTTGATAGAATGATGTTCGATGAATTTCAGAGCGAAAATAATGACTACTGCCCCAATGAGGTACAGAAGTTTATTTCCGTTCATACGTCTGTGGCAAGAGGACAGGGAAAACAGTTAAGGTATGTTCCGGTATATATGCTGTCAAACCCTGTCACTTTGCTGAATCCGTATTATATTGAAATGGGCATATCGAACAGGTTGCAGGTTGATACTAAGTTTCTTAAAGGGGACGGCTTTGTGCTTGAACAGGGCTTCAATGAGGCGGCTTCTAAAGCGCAGGCTGAAAGTGGATTCAACCGGGCATTCGGTGCTAATAAATATGTCGCGTATTCTGCGCAAAGCGTCTACCTTAACGACAATAAAACCTTTGTCGAAAAGCCGGAAGGACACGGACGCTATCTTGCTACTTTGCGATACGAGGGGAAGGACTATGCAATACGCAGTTTTGACGCAGAGGGCGTTATTTACTGCGACGATAGAGCCGATATGACCTTCCCCGTTAAATTGGCTGTTACTACAGATGACCATAGAGTAAACTATGTGATGTTAAAACGCAATGACTTGTTCTTGCAGAATCAAAGGTACTTCTTTGAAAGAGGTTGCTATAGGTTCAAGGACTTGTCTTGCAAGGCGGCTGTTCTTGCCGCTCTTTCATACTGATATCCTCTTGCGTTTCGATTGCTGTCAGAGCAGGGAAGCAACGCTGAAATTATGCGTCCTGTATCTGTGTCGGTTTTGCTAACCGCTTCTGTCGTTCGCAAGTTACGGATATAAAAAGCCCCCGCAAGGAGTAATCCTGCGGGGGTGAAATTTTATGCCTTTTTGTGAAGGTGTTCCAGCATGCATTTACGTGAGCCGGGACACCTTTTTTCTGTGCAGTTCAGGCAGACGTCTATTTCCTCTTGCGTTTCCTCCGAAGGCTCTTTGCGTTTGTTCGCTTTACGCTTCTGCAGATTCTGCGAACCGCGCAACTCTCCGTTTACTGCAACGCAAACAAGTCTGTTTTCAAACGCGCTTCTTTTTCCCAATCAATTATCCCTCATTTCATATGTAGTTTCACATAGCAAGACACCGCCGGGAATACGCTTTGGAAGAAGTTTTCCCGGCACTTTTAGACCAATCTTGAAGTCCTCAAATTCCAGCTTATTGCTAAAGAATTTTCGTTCTTCGTCTGATAAGCTATCTATGAATTTTACTTGTTCTTCGTCTTTATCTTCTTTGGTTGTAATGTCAAAGCCTGTTATGTTAGCAATGAAAAGCTGTTTTGAACGCTCCGGCATACCTGCACATTTTACGTTCCATATTGGTTCAGGCAGTGGCTTCAAATCGTGCGCTACTTCGTGTTCGATATAGGTTTTCTGTCGCACGAACAACGCCACGTCCCAGCTTGATTCTATCTTCCAACAACAGAAGGCTGTTTTGTGCGTCTTTATTCCTACAAGTTCTGAAGCTGGAAGGTCACAGTGAATACTGTCTGTGTCAGCATAGATAAAGCCGGGTTTGTCTACGCCGTGATAGTTATGCTGTGCCGCACGTATTGTAAATTCGCGGGCATAGGAAGTGATAGCAGAACCTACTGCTATATATCCGGGCTTTTTATCTTCTTTATGAACCACCCGGAAAGTTAGAGAACCATCCTCTTTTACGGATGCCACTTTGAATGAGGAATCGGGGGAAGATGCCATTTTGCCATAGAGGTTGTTTAGGAACAGTTTTGCAAGTGTTCGCACTGCACCTTCTGATTCCATCTTTATCTTGCGGTACTTGTCAATGTACTTGTCAAAAATGCCTTTTCGTGCCTTGAAATAACAACCGTCAAGAATCTCAAAATGCACAAGGTCATAGTGTTCTTGTATTAGCTGAAAGTCTGTGCAGGTCAAGGTCATCTCAACAGTTGCTTCCTTTAGCTGTCCATCTGTTCCATAGTAGTACGGAAAATATTCCCCTGTTGAACCGTCAAAGATGTCGGAAGTTTCAAGCATTTCTGTCGCCTTGTAGAGAAGGTTGTTTTTGATTTGAATGAAAGGCAGGAAACCTTCACGCAAGTAGAAACGTGTTCTTACACGAACGAAAAAATACTTGTTTGAGCCACGGGCTTCAAAGGGAATATAATTTCCGCTCCAAAATGTTGGTTCTCCGACAGGGTAGACACTGCCACTTTCGGAACTCATGACGGAAGGGTAAAGAGAATTTACATCTGCCGTTACTCCGTTGTAATGCAGTTTGTTTTCCTTACCTTTTACGTAGTAGCACCAGCCGCCACGATATGATTTGCGGATATACTCGCCTGCGTTCTTGTAGCCATAGATTTTTTCATCAATCTCTATTTTGTATAGGTCAGGGAACAGGTCTTTGTACATGAAATAGCCGATAATTTTCCGGTATTCATCAAGGCAACATGAGCCAATTGTAAGTTTCTTGTGACCTTGTAGGAATACAATTTCAAGAGCTTCTTTTACAACAAGAACGTCATTAGCTATGTACTGCTGTTCCTGCTGTGTTATCTCGCAACCGGGATAACGGAAGCCCTTGTATTCCATGTCTAACTTATGATGCTTTGTGCCGAAGCTATCGCCTATTTCCCGCACGGAGAAGGGAAGAAGTTTTAGTGAATCGCGGAACTCGATAAAGTGGTCGTTTATCTTTACAATGATTGTATACCATTGCCCCATGTCGGATATGCTGTATCGGAAAGTGTTGTTTTTCATATCCTTGTCATGCAACCAGTATTCCCCTCCCTTCTCGTCTTTTTCAAGGGCTTGTTTGAAACCTCTGTCTATCAGTAGATAGGACAGAAGAAAGGAGCCGTCAAATTTCAGATTGTGGAAGTAAACTACAAGATTGCAGGACAAGGATGTAAAATATTCAAACTGTTCTGAAATGGAGTGATGAATGACTACAGAATCGTCTGCCGCGAAAAGCTCCACGCTTGCCGCCGCCCATACTTGCGTGTCTTTCTGCCCCTCGTAAACCGTTGTCTCAAAGTCCGCTACAATGTAGCGGCATTCTCGACGCTTCAAGCCTGCGGCGGGTTAGGAGTGTCAATTGCCCTCCGATTCTTCAGGAGGGAAGTCTACGACTTCGATTCCCTTGGGAGAACAATAAGTCGCAAAAGTGTCGTCATTTTTGATGTCAGAGAAACTCTTTTCAAGAGATACAGTGAAATGTTTAATTTCACCTGTTTTGGAATTGCAGTCAGCCAAAATGCCCATGACGTAATAGCCATCATCTTCGTCATGCACCACAGGGCACCCTGTTACTGTCATATTGCCATTTTTGATAGTGACAATATCACCTACCTTCAAGTTGCGCCCGTTTTCAAGTTTATAGGGTGTTTTATCACCTACTTTACCGAGAGAAGTCTTTTCGCCGTATGCCCAACGAAGGTAAAGGGGTTTTCTTTTCATTTTCAGAAGTTCTATGGCATTCAAATTGTGGCGGTAAAAGCAATCCAAATCCTTATAAGAGAACGAAATTCTTTCACCAATCCATGTGTTGTCATTAGCGTAAATAACGACAACTTCAAACGAACCAAGCGCTACGTAGGTTTTAACGACAACGCAAACGAAGTCAAGTCTGTCAGCCAGTTGCGTATACTGATTTCGTGTTGCGCCATTCGGGACAATTATGTCACCTTTTTTCAAATCTTCAATTTTCATTGTTCATCCTCCAATATCTTTTTTATTTCAGCTTCACCCGAACTTACATCACCATATGTGTCCATCAAAGTGTATAGCACTGCGTCATATACAGTTTTGTATTCCGGTGAATCCTTTGTAATTCCATACATTGAAACAAGTTTGCGTGCTTTGGCTTCCAATCTACTCTTTGAGGATGCTTCTTTGTGTTCTGCCTTGAATGCGGAAATATAGCCTGCTCGTTTGTCTGACACTGTTTGCTCATAACTGTCACCCTCATCTTCCTCTTGCGCGTCTGAAAATCTGCCGGAGAACATTTCAAATTCTTCGGCTGAAAGTGGGCGGGCAAAAAGGGCGTTGATGAATCCAGCAAGGCGTTGACGTTTACGGTCTACATCTTGATACCCCATAATTATGCGAACTTCCTCCAACAAACTCTGCTGTCGTGCTGTCTCTGCTACTGCTGGACGCCCACGCTCTGCTATTGCTTTGTCAAAGGCTGCGCGGATAAGTTTCGCATATTCACGGTTAGCCGGACTGTCGTTGTACATGGAAGAAATCATGCGGTCAATCTCTGTCAGAACCATGTCAGTTTCCTGTGGGGCTTGCGCTCCTGCTGATTTAGCCATACGAAGTTGTTCAGGCGTAAGAATCAAGTGACCATTTTCAATGATAAATGATTCTGCTGTTATTGAACGCAAGCGCTCAATATCTTGCTTTGTGACACGTGAAGGACGGGTGCCTATTAGGTCAGGAATGGAAACCTTATGTCTATACTCAAAATCAGATATTCTGTGCCTGGCAAGAGATTCCTCGTAATACCACTGCTGTTGCCGCTTTGTAAAGGAATGTCGTTTTGCCATGTGTTCCTCCTTGCAGTAAAGCCCCGGTGATTAGCCGGGGCTGTCAGTTTGTTTAGAGAATGGAGCAGGTAATGAAACAGCCCTGCTGATTCTTTGAGGGAACGGTGTAGGCACGCACGGTGAACTCCTCCGCTTCTCCTGTCTCGGAAACCATCTCGGTGAAAATGTCGATGAATGCTTCCTTGAAAGACGGGGAAGAAGTGTAATACTTCGTGCCGTCAGAAGCAAGGACAACAAGCGTGCTGTAGTCCTTGTTCTCGGAGCGCTCGTTGTGAATCTCGACGTCTGCCCAAAGTACAGGGGAAAACTCGACACTGCCGTTCTTCAGTGCGGCGTTGATTTGAGTAGCGTCTGTGGTGTCCTTCATCATGATGCGCTCACGGGCAGTCAGGGGACGAGAAGAATTGACGATTTTTGCAGAATAGCCTTCCATTTTGTTTACCTCTTTCATTTATTGAATTTTTGTGTTTTTGGGGGAGCGTGTTACATCGGTTTGGATTTGTCGTAGAAGTCTTGAACTGTCATGAAACGCCGGGTAGTGGTTGTAGTTTTTGACACTACTCGCACAGGGGTGTAGCGTTTGTCCATGTCAAGTGCTTTGTAGTAGCGGCGCATTGCTCGGAGAATTTCATCGTTGTTTTTGAAGTTATCTACAAGGTGAAATTCTGTCTCAAGCATCGCGCGGGTTTCACTGTCAGCTACAAGGATTGTTCCTTCTGTAAGGGTAAGTGTCCGGGAAACTACAGGCTTACGCATTTCGGTGTACCTCCTTTCGTAAGTGATTATGGTGCAAGCCGCAGGAGTTGAACCTGCGCCGTGAATGAGAGGAACACGGTAACGGTCGCTTGCGGAAGGCTCTGTGTAGAGCCTATTTGTTAGATTGCAGATATTGTAAGGTCGCCCACGGTGTCACTTGTGGTTGTGATTGTTACCGATAAGGAAGAGGGGTTGGATTGCATGAATTTTATTGCAGAGATAATGGTGTCTGTTTGAAGTCCTACATATTCTGCAAGGAATGCCCTCGCGTGGCGTAGTGTCCATGCTGATAGGGTAGGGTAGAAAATAATTTGACCGGATAATGGGTAGTATGCTATTGCAGGGCGGTCGTAGGAATACAGGACTGTGCAGGGCGTGGAGCGCGTATTGCCAGGTGAGTGGTGAAGAACGTAGGCATTTGCCTTCTTGAAAAATAAAAGGCGTGTTTTGGGCGGCATGGTTTTTGCTCCTTTCAAATTTTGGCAGGTGTTAGGTAAAAAAGGCATTGTTTTGAGCGAAGGGAAATAGGGGTGGAAATGCATAGAAAATTAGAGTAGGGTAGCGCAGGAAGGCGGGAACAGGAAATTTACCCCCCCCTTATGTGGGTCAGGCGGTCGGGTGACTGTATTACAAAATCAGCTGAAAACGTCAGGGCATGGCTTTACCCCGTCAAACCATAGCTTGACGGGGTGAAGCGGTCACTTGACTGGATGAATCAATAGCGGGACGGCATGGTCGGGTCGTATTCTATTCGGACGTCCGCGAGCTGATAGACGCGGCAGGCGGTACGTGTAACTGCACGTATTCCCTTCATGACGACGTCCGGGTCGGCGTCTATGTATTCCCGGACAAATGCGCGCATATGGCGCTGGGTCGTGACTGACCACGTGCCGCGTACCTTCAAGACGGGTTCCGGCGTGTCGGTGTCATAGAGCAAATCAAGAACGCGGGTATTATAGGACACCAACGAAACGGAGCGGGGACTGTCATAGTGGAGAGCGCGGGCGGAGGCATACGGGGCAAACTTAAGGTTGCTTATCATGGGGTTTTTCCTCTCATTCTCCCGGCGGTAGGTTCGTGCGCCTTTGCCGGGATAAATCCCGCGCCCGGCTTTAGAGGGTAGCCGGGGCGGGTGCGGGTGTTTAGTCGGCGGTGTCAGTGTCTGCCGAGGCGGTCGCGGGGCGTTCAACCTTGACGGCGTACTTCAAAAACAGGGTTTCCGGCATACTGTAGAGGTTTTCCGTCTCGGTCTGGTTCGTGATTATTGCCGGGGCAAAATCGCCGACCATACCGCGACGGGTTTCATCAAGGACTTTCAGCGGGTCAATGTTTGAGCCGGTGCGGGTGGTGGTGATGGTGCGGGGTTGCATGGTGTGCAAGTCAAGACCGCCAATCTCAAATACTGTCGATTTGATGGTGCGTGTGATGTTACGTTCTGCCATGGTATTTCCTTCTTTCTCCCGGCGGCGGGTTCGTGCGCCCGGTTGCCGGGATAATGCCCGCGCCCGGCTGAAGGTAGACGGGGCGGGCGGTTGGTTAGTCGCTAACATTTAATAGATAAGAATGAATGCGCGTGCCGTCCGGGTGGTGCGTTTCGTATTGACAATACACCATGCACGCACCGTCGTTTGACACTGCTGTTTTGAATCTGTCGGACTGAATGAAAACGCCTTTCCTGTTGGGTTTCAATGTGCTGCACGACGGTGCAAGCGTTTCACCCGGAAGCAAGTGCGGCTCATGTTCAGTAAATACGCGCAAGAGAATGGCGAACGTGTCCGGGTGGATGTCGCGCACGGCTATTCCGTGCGTTATCGTTATAAAGTCCTTTTTGGTTTCGACGAAAAAGTGAATTTCAACCATATCTATTTTCCTCCCATTTTCCCGGCTGTGGGTTCGTGCGCCCGGCTGCCGGGGTGCTCTGTCCGCCTGCCCGGAGGAAGGGCGGCGGGGTTCGGTTGTCAATGAACGGAAGAAGGGGCGGGCGGTGGGGGCTGTCTCATGCCCGCGCCTGTTCCCTTGATTGTGCCTATATTGTACCACAAACGGGGCGGCAATTCTTGCTTATTTTGTAACTAAATTGTAACGAAATTGAAAACGATGAACAGGGTGAGGAAGTTAATATTTTGTTAATAGAGTTCATATTTGTTAATATGCGCGTGCCCGGCAGGCGGTCGCGTGAATGGGTGTCACAGTGGTGCGAACGTGGTACACGGTAGGGGGAAACTGGAAACAGGATTTTCCCCTTAATACTACCACA